GGTAGAGGCACTGGAACCTGATGATCTGGCTGCTTATATGTGCAGGCATCAATTCACTGTAGCAGGCGTTGAGCATTTCAGGAAGCATTGGGAGTTTTTGGACACTTCGAGCCCGGGCATGGAGACACTACCCATTGCTGGTCCTAAAAACAGGAACCTTCACCTAGGTGGTACACCGGTTGCCATGACACTTGCAATGATAGCTGGAGTCATGCCTGAAGAAGATCCAACGTGGGCGGTTGCACGCCATGATCCTGAAGCATTGGAATATGAGGTAGCCGCCACTATGCTGTTTACCAGGAGTTGGCAACCAGAGGTCTTCAGCGATGTTGTGGATAGTGGTTGGTTCCAGATAGGTCTATCACATTGGATAAAAGTGCTCAAGCCAAGTTGGGATCTGTCTCGGAGAAGTGGTATGTTAGGAAGCATCAAGGATGATTCAGTCTATGCCATCAGGAAAATTGGGAGTGTGACGGAGAGACGCGACAAGGAGGCAGACTGGGAAACAGAGAAGATGAATAGATGTAGTGGAGCGGTTTTTAAGCACATGGTGTCTGGACGACAAAATTACGGACAAGTATTCTATTCTATCCTTGAGAGACGTCTGAAGCATACAACCAACAAGATAGCATCAAGGCCTGATAGTCAGGACATGGCGTGGTGGTGGAAAAGGAGGCATCATCACATCCCGGGAGGTGCGAGCTCGACTGGTGCCTTGGCCCGACACGCACTCAGAGCAGATAAGCGCTTTTCCACATATGACAGAGCCAACAAGAAGACCGTGATGGAAATGCTATCCAACGACTTCTACAAGCAACTCCTAGATTTCCCACCTGTCAACGTGGCAAGGGCCAGTACCAAGAAAGAACCTGGTGGAAAATACAGGGCCTTGTATGCAAGCAATGACATCCCCTATTTGGTGTCTGCATATGAAGCGGTGCATGCCGAGAAGGTAATGGATGATGGTGTCTGCGCCAGGCAGGGGGTCGAAGACTTCATGGCCTGGATCAAGAAAGCACAAAAACAAGGATACCACCTGAGTACAGATTACAGTGATTACAACTCTGAGCATCTATTGCAAGAGTTGATTTTACTTGACCTGGGAAGGGCAGTTGCGTGGTTGAAGACGTCGGCTACCTACGCAAGGGACAAGGCACGTAGTGCATTGTGGAACGCCGCATCTAAGACGGTATCTTTTATAGAGTTTGGCAAGAATGATGAAGACACTAGGCGTGTCATATCAGGACTATTTTCTGGTCATAGAAACACAATGAGGGACCATTGCGATAAACATTATTGTGATGTCAGGGTGGCTGTCACTGATGCTAGGGATCTCGGTTACACATGTGTCATGACGTCGAGTGATGACGCGAGTTTGGCTGGGGACGATGAACACATCGTGTGGCGTGATCTAGTCTCTGCAATTGTGTATGGAAATATACTACCCATGGAAGGCCATCAAATCAATCCAAGGAAACAGCTGGGTGGTGCTAAGCATGCTGAGTTTCTACAAGTCATGCAACACCCAAACTCTGATTTGCAGCGTCCATTGGCCGCCATATTGATGACACTGGCAAGTGGGAATTGGTATGTCCCATCCGCATCATGGTATGATAATATGGTACCGGCTATGTCTGACTCATGGTGGGAAGCACACGCCCGTGGTCTACCATTTGTGGCCACTTTCCACTTGGCCTGCGCTTACTTGGACGTGGGCATGCGACTACCGGTGGAGGATGGTTTCAGGGAGTTGGAGTGGTGGGAATTTAGAAGTCCAGGAAAACCACATCCACTGTGGGATACAGTCACTAAGGAACCACCTGTGGTAAGGAATGTACCGGAGCCAAGGGATTCATGGCCAAAGAATGCCACAGAAGCTTGGATGGAAACAGTTTCGAGACAATTGGACATACTACCAGCCAGGAAGGTTGATAGATACAAGAAAGAACTCCTACAGGTATCACACGGTAGTGCTTTCGGTGATTACCGGCAGACAGTCCTGCGCAAGGCTGTGGAAGAAGCCTGGCCTAGGCGTCAAAAACGCATATACAGACCGCATACAGTGGTACGGGCTGAACCTTTCCGTACACACGAGATGGTGGTCTGGCTGTCAAAGGTCGGGATGTCGACTAGGCCAAGAGATGAAGACGAGCTCGTGGCCAGATTGGGCGTGGATCCTCAGCTGGCCAGTATGGCAGGTACTTTCCAAGTATTGGGTCCTACATTACGTGGCAGAGATTGGGCAAACTACGCTTCAATATTGGAAAGACGCATACTGAGTGAGCGTGCCGCGATCAGCGCGTGGGCTTTTCGTAGTTGGGCGTCCAGAAGTGCTGTATCGGTATCAGGGCTGCATGTAGTTGAGCGTACCATGGATAGACAGGCTATAATATACGTCTATGCCCCCAATGGTGCCGGGAAAACACATCTGTGTAATGCAAACCCGGGTATTGTGGATTTGGATAACCTGATAGCGCCCATATCCGCACATAGGATAGCTTATAGGCGAGCACACAACGCACCAAATGCGGCATTGGTCGTCTTGATGCAGGCAATTAAAAGATTACAAAGTAAAGGTAAGAAGACTATGCGTATAGTGGGCAATTACACGACGCGGGAAGTAACCGCGGCCGCAACCCAACTCAAGATACCTATACAGACGGCGGATTACCTACCAGGATGGGATTTATGTCGAGAACGGTTGAAGAAGCGTGGACCAGAGTACACCGATGAGAGGATAGACCACCTACAAGCTCGTTGGGTGCCGGACAAGCTCAGCTTCGACAACATAGACGATTTAATTCGATTCATGGAACAAAAACAATAGTTCCCTTAAGAGGGGACCAACTAAAGGTGTGTATGAAACAC